TAAGACTTTCACCTTATATTCTTGATCAAGTTGGGCCATTTAATGGTCCTGGAATAGATAAGATGAAAGAAAATTTTTTAAGACTTTCACCTTATATTCTTGATCAAATTGGGCCATTTAGTGGTCCTGGAGGAGGGGTAGCAGGCCCTATGTCTGGAGGCCCTTCATCTAAAAAACAGTTAGATAGTTTTAAAGTTGAAAAAGCTGAACGAAGAGCAGATGAACTACATGATGCTAAGCTCTATGACATGATGATGAAGAGAAATAAGGCTGATTAGAAGAAAGTAATCTTATGAATGAACAACAGATTATAGAGTACCTTAAAAAAGTAGCAGCCGATCGAAAGATAGACCCCGGTATATTTGAAAAACTTGTTTTTAGAGAAAGCTCTTTTGACACTAGTAAAATCTCTGAAGACAACGCAAGAGGGTTAGGTCAGATCCTTCCTTCTACCTTTTTACAGCCCGGAATAGGGGTTGAGGGATTTTCTCCTTCGTATAATAAATTAGAAAAAGCTTATAATACAGATAGAGCCAATAAAGAAGAAAAAGATCGAGGGCCAGAATCTTTTTGGGAGAGTTTGTCTAAAGAAGAAAAAAATAATTGGATTAACGCTATAATACCAAATATGCATAATGAAAAAACTAATTTAGATTTTTCAGGGAACTACTTACAGGCATTATTAAAGAGGTATGATGGCGACTACGACTTGGCTGTTGCTGCTTATAACGCAGGCTTCGGTGCAGTCTCTAAAATTGGCGGAGTGCCTAACAATCAAGAGACTATTGATTATCTAAACTTTATTTTAGGCTATACTAAAGATTTTGGGACAACAGAAAAACCTCCTTATATTAAAACAGATAAAGGTAAAGATACTATAGCAGGTGTTTTTAACTTTAGTCAAATTGAAAATGGATTTCCTCCTTTACCTAGACCTATGGAAGTTGCTCAATTAAATACTCCTTCCACACAAGATCCTTATGATGCTGCTTTGCAAGCTTTAATAGCGCAAAGATTAGAGGAAGGAAATAGTGGTGCAGTCGTGCCTGCACTTGGGGGTGACATTAATACTAGTAGTATTTCTGTTGTACCTGCGCCGATGGGTATCGATGCTAACGCGTTAAGTGCAATAAAGGCAGGACAAATACAAAGACAAGCTATTCAGAATCCAGGAGTAGTAATAAAAGGATATAATAAAGGAAATAGTATGGTACAACCTGACATCTCTACCTATCTTGATATACTAAGTAGAAGAGGGCCTACCGACAGAAATCTCAGCGATATGAATGTAGGTGAAATACTAGATAATGTTGAAGCAATGCGTAATCCTCCTGGAGGAACTGCTGATGATACTGTTCCAGCTATGTTAACCCCTGGAGAAGCAGTTATACCCGCAGAGTCTGCTCAAATACCCGCTAATAATGCTATTATATCAAGAATGATAGAGCAAGGCAGAAGTATTCAAAGAGAAGATGAACGACGAGAGTCTGGAAGAAAAGACTACAGGCTTAAAAATACTATGGCAGCTACTGGGCCTATCTCCCAGTATGAAAAACTAAGACAAGATGAAGCAGTAAGGTTAGGTTATAATCCTACTCGTAATTTTGTTGACCAAATGAAAAAAACATTAAGTTCAAGTATTCAAAACGTCCCTGGACCCCATGTTGTAGAACCTCTTTCTTCTGTGGGAGATAGGTTTAATAATTTAACCGGTGCAGTTACTGAAAACTTTAATAAGGCTATAAATTTTAAACCATTATTAGAAAGAAGAGAAGACGCAAAAGTAGTAGCACGTAATAAAATGTTAGACTCTTTTATTACAAAGCAACCCCCTGCAGTTGGCCCTTTACCCGATAGTACTTATGATGAAGAGATTACTAAACGTTTAAGTGAAAAAGTAATTACTAAACGTTTAAGTGAAAAAGTAATTACTTCTCCAGATGGAAAAGTTGTTACAGACGGTATACATACAGTAGAAATGTTAGACGATTACGAGACTAACGCTTACGATTCAAAAGGAAAAGTAATAATAACTGGCCCTGACGGAAATAAAACTGATGGTACAGATATATTTAAAAGTATAAATGAATTATTTGGTTTTAACAAACAAGACGTTATGAGAGCTATGTTGTACTATGCTGGAGGTAGATTATCAGGCGGTAGCCACGGGGGTTCAATGAGATTTGCTGGTAAGCAGGTACTTGATGATGTTAAGCTTAGACAGACCTTACAACAAAGGACCGATGCTTCCCGGGCTACAGCTGGGGCTTCTGGGATGAAAGATACTTACAAGAACTTTAAAACTTTATTTGATGAAAATAAAATAGGTTATAAACTTAGTGCTCGAACAGCTATAGAAAGAGCTTTTTTAAGACAAGATTTACCGGCTATTATTAAGTTAATGAACGATACAAAGAACCTAACTGAGTTCGGTAAACACGCGAGTATAGGGGAGAAGTCTATTAAGGTTTCTGAAAAAGGAAGTGCTAGATTATACAAAGCTTTCCCTTCTAAAAGATCACCAGGTAATTATGAAGTAGTTACTGGTAATAAAAACGGTGAAGCTGTTTATAAAACTGTTACCTTAGGTGGAACCGAAGCTCAATGGTCAGAAACAAGTAAGGACGTATTAGAGAATGCAAATAACGCTGCTGTAAAATATTTTGATAATCTTAAAAAAGTAGTGGGTACAGACGAAGATTTTAAAAGTACTCAAGTTATTTTAGTAAACACTTTTTCTGACGTTAGCGATGCCGGTTCTTTTGCCGCCCCAATAGCGGCTTTCGCAGCTAAAAGAGGTTTAGACCAAACTGACCTGGTTAATAGTTATATTAACCCTATTGCTATAGCTGCGCGTGAAGGTGAGATAGCAAAAGGCACTACTCTAGCCGGACTATTAGACTTTATGGTAGTAAGAGGAGGAAGTATTCCTCAAGGCAAATTACTAGCTAATGTTAATCAAAATGATATTAATAATTTAATAGAGTTAGCCCCTACTCTTAAAGAAGTAAATGAGTTAATAGGAAAAGCAGATCAGTTACTAAATACTGAGGGTTACGATTTCGAACTAGACAAAAATAATAAAATTACATCTAGTATTCCTGATAGAATAAAAGAATCCGCTCTTTATAAGAAGCTTGTTGAAGATAACAGCCCTTCTCTAGTTAATATAAATAAATTCATAGATAAGAATCCTTATTTTTCTTTAATTTATTTACTTAGTGAGAAAAAGAAACAACAGTAGGAAAATTAATGGCTGAACTAGATGAACAAATGGCTGATCTGTTTGCGCCTAAAGAGACAGAGGAAGCCCCTCCAGTATTATCCATAGATAATATTTCTTTTAATGATTTACCTACTGTAGAACTTGATGGGCAAACTGTAGAACAGTATGATGGAGACACTTTTAAACTAGGAGAAGATAGTCTCAGAGTTCCCGGCTATGATGCCGGAGAGGTGTCTAGGCTAGAACCTGACGGGACTCTTAGGGTAGGTAGCCGTACAGGGGAAGTACAAACTTCTCAGATAAATCAGTTAATGGATGAGTTAAACTTTAACACCACAGGGCCTAAAGAAAAAGACCCCTACGGCAGAGACTTAGGGGAAATAGTTAACCCTGCAGGAGTTAGGCTATCTGACTATCTCCACGCTGAAAGGATTGTACCTGGAAGTAAGTGGGCAGACGCTATGAACGTTGCTAACAGATCCGCTGGAGAGTACATAGACTTTGTTAACGGTAAAGGTAATAACCTTACCCCCGGAGATAAAGCCAGAGCTATGGTAGAACAAGTAGTTGGGAACGAGAGATCACAACTTAAAGCTGTGTTTGGAGATAAGTCAGATGTTAGTAAAGGTTTTGCTGCTCAACGCACTCAACTAGAGGCTATGATTAATAGTCTTTCTATCAGAGCAGAAGCAGAACAAAACCCTGAGAAGAAAGCTGAGCTAGAAAGCGACCTATTAGCTCATCAGAGAGCTAAAACAGAGTTAGTCAACTCAGTTCCTACTGCTTTGTTTTATCTTAATAACGATAAAAGCTATTCTGAAAAGCCAGGGGCTTGGGGAGAGCTATGGAACTCTGCTGAAAAAAGTTTTTATATGTTAGAGAATACTGCTGCTGGTTTCTCAGCTTGGGCTGGAGATGTTGTTAACTCAGACTCTATGACACAATGGGGAGAAGATTGGGCGGCAGACACACAAGAAGATTTAAGAAAAGCAGGGTACACTACAGACATGTGGTCAGTAAGAAACCCTTTCGATGCAGCCAGGTTTGTAGGTAATACTATTGTACAGTACGGCCCTCAGTTAGGTATTATCTACGGTGCAGCTAAAGTTGGTGCTATCGCTGGAGCACCTATTCCATTAATAGGTCCTGCACTTGGTGCAGCAGTAGCTGCTACGGGGGCAGCCTTTGTTATGGCAGTGTCTAGTGTTTATCAAGACCAACCTGAAGGAGAAAAAGATCCTTTGACTGCTAGCGGAATAGCTATGGCTATAGCTTTAGTAGATCGTTTTGGTTTGTCTAAGTCTATGGAACTAGGTAGGAATGCTTTTACTAAAGAAGGTAAAGAACAGATAATAGATTTGTTAGATAAAAAATTTAAAGGAGAAGGTACACCTAAGTCTAAGAAAGAGTTAGAAGAACTCTATAATAGAGAGACTATGGTAGTGCTTAAGGAAGCAGGGGTAACTTTAAAGGATGCTGCCGCTCGCCAGCTAGTAGCTAAAAAAGATTTTAGTGATTTGGTTAAACGTTTAAGTCAAAGAGCAGGGATAGAAGGTGCGACTGAAGCTGTTCAGGAAGCTATTCAAGACATAGGTATTGCCGGTACTACCTCCAAGGAATTAAACTACGAAGAACTAATGTATCGCATGATAGAGTCAGGCACTATAGGTTCTATTATTGGTGGGTCTTTTGCTATACGAGGAGAACTCAAAGCAAGAGATGCTATTAACTTAGATCTTTATGCTAATACCCTAGAAGATGAAAGCACCCGAAGTATATTTTCTATAGCAGAAGAAGAAGCAAGAACCAGAAACGACGGTAAAAAACTTACTGTTACCGACAGAAGAAATCAAATACAACAAGAGATTAATAATAAAGGCGGGCGTTATAACCTAGAACAAGACACTATTAATGTTCCAGAACCTAGAAGATGGAGGGAAGCATTAGGCCTCGTGACTAACCCTAGAAGGGCTGTGCAAGCCTTTAGAAACTTTGCTATTGAAAAAGTTAAAAAGAAAGATGGTACCTCTAATAGGTTTATGCAAGAATTTAATGCAATGATAGGTACTAACTTCAGAATCTTTGGTGGCAACACAATATCAGCAGAACAAAAAGGAATACATAGTAGACTATTCAAAGAAATACCTGATGAAAGAGAAATAGAAAGAGATTTTAAAGTTAAACCTAATGGGCTTTACCCTTTACTTTCTATGTCTGAGTTACAACTTGAAAACTTATTAACACAACAAGGGCTAACTGCCACAGAGATAACAGACAGAATGAATAGAATACAGCTATTCAAAGATGGTTTAGAAAAAGTAGGATTCCTAGTTAAAGAAGAAGTAGAAAGAAGAAACCTGCAAAAAGAAATATCTTTACCTTTAAATGAGCTACAAAATTATTTTCTTAAAGCAAATAATATAAACCCTAAAGCGATAGATGATAATTTTAAACGACTGTTACTAGCTAGCCCTGGTTACAGAGGTAAATTTTTTAATAACCCTAGCCTCGCCCGTAGAGCTAATAAAGGTAAAACAAAATTTAAAAAAGATGAAGTCGATGCTATAGCTTTTGCTGCTGAAAGAGGTAGATTAACTACGGAACAGAGAGAAAGACTGAGAAGAGCAGGGGTGTTTGATAACCCTGATTTTAGCCCTTATGTTTCAAAAAATATAAGAGAAAATCTAGACTACACACTAGATAGTATAGCCAGAGAAATAACTGTAACAGACAGGTTCGGAAAACAAGGGCAAGTAGCTTCTTATCTTCTTAAACAAGCCCAGGTAGCAGGAGAAATTACAGAACAAGAAAGACTAGAGTTTTCTATGATGACGCTAGATTACCTTGCTATGGTTCGAGGAGATTACAGGCCTATTAAAAATAAAAAATTAGCTTGGGCTCAAGACACTGCTTTATTCGCTTCAACCCTTAGCTACATGGATACTAATTTCTTTGCTAATATAGGTGAAATGACTTACGGTTTAATAGGGCTAGATAGAAAACAAACATTTAAGTATATTAAAGTTGCAGCTAAAACTTTCTTTCTAGGATTAGGTTCAGATGTAGTGTTACTTAGTGGCAACAGATTAAAAGGCTCTTCTAGAAAAAGTAAGATAGAAGATGCTGACATTCAAAGACTTGTTGAAACAGGTATACTAGCCCCGGACGCTAACGACATCAGTTATCTTGAAGGGGTTAATACACAAAGTAAAGAGTTTAAAAAATTAACTGTTATATTATATAAGTTAAACCTAGTTGAGAATCAAACTATGGCTGTCAGAGCTGCTAGAGCATCTATGGCTTGGAATAATCTCTCTAAAATGGTAGAACTAGTTAGAGTAGATAGGGAAAGAGGCTTTGTTTCTCCCGCTGGTAGATGGGCCTCAGATAACCTTAACTACTATGGGGTAGACGTAGGTAAAATACTTACTATAATGAATAAATTAAATAATCCTGATAAACAAGCGATAGACCAGGATATTATTGGCCCTAAAAGAGACCCTAAAATGGGAGCTCAGCCTATAGGTTTTATGGAAGAAGGAGATATGTTAGGCGAGGGCCAGAACTTAAGTCAGATCATGGACCATAACGATATAGAAGAAATGAGAAGGCAGTATAGAACAGGGGTTACTAACTTTACTGATGAATTCTCTGTTAGACCTGAGCCCGGCTCCTCACCAAGATGGTTGGAAGATTCTAACTACGCTCTGTTTACTCAGTTCATGCGTTTTATTTCTCACTTTACCGCTAATGTTATCCCTAGAACTTGGGATAATTACATCATGAAAGGCCCTCCGGGGATGAGCTACGATGTATTTAAAACAATAATGGGAGCTTATCTCCTTGCAATGACCGCTCAAATGTTAAAAGATTACATGGTGTACGGTGAAAAAGCTCCTTGGTTAGATGATGATGAGGAAGATCCCGATTGGTTTAGAACCTCCGAGTGGAGGGCAGCAGAATATACTGGTTGGATGGGTACTCCAGCTATGGCTGTAGAAGCTATAAATGAAATGTCTAGACGAGGAGAGCGAATGGGGTTGTTATCAAATACTTTTGAAACAGTAGTAAAACAATCTCCAGTATTAAGTACTGCTTACTCAGAGTATACTAAAGGCTTAGAGGATATCCCTGAGAGAATAGCTAAGAAAACTCCTTTTATAGGTGCGTTTAAAGCTTCGAGAGAAGCTGAAGAAGAAATATTAAATAGATTATTAGGAGAAAACTAAATGGTAACTGTAAATCTAAACAAAGTAGATCCTAACCTAGTTGAAGGGCCGGCAGTAGAGTTAGCTAAAGAAATTAAAGATGGCCGTCTTCCCTTTACACCTAAAGAAGTGTTTCAAGATGCTAACAGAAATGTAGTGCCCGAGATCAACTTCCAACAACAACAAGAAGCAGACATAAACAGAAATGCTAACCCTGAAAATGTAGTCATGCCTATTATGGGGACGACAGAGTTCCTTAGGACTCAGAGCACTGACCCTAATCTAGATCAATTCCCTGCAGAAGCAGACCAAGGGTTTAGTGAATTAACTGTGCAAACATTAGGTTCAGCTCAAGAAAGTAATAACCCTTTTTTAACTACAACTGCTAGAAAAGCTTTTACCTCAGGAGATGCTGCTAGTATTTCTCGAGCCGCTACCGTATTAACTAAAGATATACTAGAGCCCAACGAAAAAGAAAGCAGTCCTTTTGAAGGGGAAATGTCTAAGCAAAGAATGCTAGACAACCTTGGTATAACTGAAAACCCTAATATCCAAATAGGTTTACCCGGAGCTCTATTAACTACTATGACTCGTGTTTATGCTAACATAGATAATATGCAGTACATCAAACAATCAGACCCTAGCTCTATACTGTTAGAAAGTATAGGAAAAGGAGAAAATGCTACTGCTATAGCTAATGCTTTACAAAAAGAAGTAGCAATTTCAACTGGTAGCGCTATGCTATTGCGTAGGAATAAAGGTAAGAAAAAAGCAGTTAGAGTAATCTCCCCTAATCAAGTTGAATCAGAGTTTTCAGAGGGGAGATCTCCTAAAGACTTACTTGCAGAAGCTATGGTTACATTAAATAAACAACCTGTTATGAGAGCTTTCGAAGCTGACGTAGCAAAGACTTTAGTAAGACAGATGAATAAGCTAAGCCCTAATAAACCTTTAAGAGAAGAAGTTACTGATTCAGAAAAAGAAATGGCTGCAGAATTAATTCAATTATGGTTTAATAAAGGTTATTTTTCTTTCGGAGTAACCGCTAAAGGTTACATAGTACCCCTTAATACTGATAACAATCCTGTAGCTATAATAAATAAACACGGTAAAAACAATCTAGAAAAAGCTAAACTAGCTAAAGAAGGAGGTGAAGTAGAAACTAATCCTCAAGCTAAAAAATCTAGATTAGATTTAAATGCAGATAGAAATAAATTTGTTTCTAACATAGATAAAATTAATGAGTTATTCTTTAATGATATGCGGTCTAAAACTACCATGCAAGTTTTAGCAGACACTACCCCTAGCCCTATGAATAATACTAGAAATAAAGAAACTAATGAATTAATTAAAAGAACTAGGAACACTATTCTTCCTATGGAAGGAGAAACTTTTAGTAGTACCTTTATAAAAGAAATGAACATGGTAGGGCATGGAGTAAACGAAGTAGCCTTTATGTTTCAAGATGCCTTTCTTAATCAAGTTATATCAGACGAATATATAGACTCGGAGAAAGGATTTTCAACTCATCCTCTTGCAGACACTTTTACAGAAGGAAGTGAAGAGAAACATAGGAGAATAGTAAGAGACCGTGGAGAAGAAGCGGCTTTCTTTGAAACTACAGACAAACTATCCGGTGTTGCCAGGAAACATAGAGACCTGTTAATGCCTAGATACACAGATAGTCTTGCTAGATTTGGAACTTATTCTAAATCACCTACTACTCAAAGGTATTTCCCTGTTCCTATAGATATTAATGCTGTTAATGGTAAAGGAGAGACTAGAACTATAGCTAACTTTGCTAACGTAGATAGAATTACTTTAACCAAAGCAGACTTAGAACCTTCTAGACTTAATAAACTAGCTGAATCAATCTTTTCTTCTAGCAGAACAGGCCAAGCTTACGGCCTTCATATACAACAAAAATTAAACGCTTTGCCTGAGAAAGATATGCAGTTGTTAGATTACTTCTATGCTTTAGGTGAAACTCTGTACAAAACAGAAGACGTTAAAAGGAAAGCAACCTCTAAAGCTTATGCCCCTGCTAACGTTATTGCCTTTGCTTTAACCAATAAAGATATAGCGTTAGAAAGATCTAAAGTTATAAATTCTTTTGTTGAAGCTAGGAAAGCGGGCACTCCATTAGGGGAATTCAGTAGCCAACCTAAACTTATTCAAAAACTTATGAAAGAAGGTAAGGGAGAATGGCAATACCCTATAACTATACTTTCTGAGATGCAATTTTTAAATAACGTAGTGTTAAATGATGGTGGGTCTCATAAGTTTACTTACACTTTTGAACAAGACGCTACCCAATCTAATGCTTCTTTAATGTCTCTTTATATTGGGGCTGAAAATGAAGCTATGATACTTGGTATATTAAATGAAAGCAATGGTGAGTTTAAAGATTTAAGAGATAAAATTTACGCTAACGTTGATAGAGATATTAACCTAGCTTTAAACGCAGAAGAAGACAACTTAAAGAACGATGCTTTCCACAAATTTTTTAAAGTGATGGGAGACACTAAAGGACTTAATCCAGCTAAAATTTATGCTAGAGGATTAGTAGTAGCAGGTCTTTATGGTAAAAGCCCTATCTTTATGTGGAGTGAAGCACAAGATATGCTTGATAAAGTTCCTGGTTTAAGCGGAGATATATTACATCCCTTGTACACTAACGCTGATGGAGTATTAGATACCGATGCATTATTAAAAGATATTGCTTCAATATTTGTTGTGGCTTCTAACCGTAATATGTCCGAGTTAAATGGTTATCAAAGGACTATGAAAGCAGTAGGGGAAATAATGGGAGTATTAAATGTTTCAACAGAAGTGTTAGGGCCTTTAGGGGAGCCCCTGTTACTAGCTAAAGATAATTTTGTACCGGAATATATTGCTAATAAAGATGTTACTCAAGCCTTAGAACTTAGAACTAAAGAATTAGGCGGGGGGTTAATAAGAGCAGGTTACAGAAGAATAAAAGAAGATATAGGTGCGTCGGCTCCTACTGTAGCTGCAAGAGAAATGATACAACGTGGCCAAGGTATATTCAAAGGTAATCCTTACAAAGATTATCCTGGTAGAAGAGCTACTCAACTAAGAAATGCTTTGCCTGTAGATCTAATTCAAGCAGGTGATGCTGCAATGATGACGCTGGGAGTACTACATGCCTCCCCTAAAGGTAAAAAGCCTTTAAATATAATCCCTATTCACGATGCAGCTATTACTACTGCAGGGTCTACTCTAAAGTTTAAGAATTCCTATGAAAATATAGCTATGTTTGACTTATTAACCCTAGGTAATAGTATACTTAATCAGACTTATGAGAAAACATTAGATAAATTTGATTTGCAATTAGAAGATTTATTGCTGATGCCTCAAGGTAAACGTATTAATATTGGCTCTCAGACTAGAGTAGAGGATGGTCGGGTAGCCAATTACTCTGCGGTTAACGATTTTTTTGATGAGTTACATATTAGATTAAATTCTAATGACTTTTATACCCCAGAACAATTAAGAAGAACTTCTGTACAAAAAGAAAAAGCTAGAGCAGATCAAAAAATAAAAGACACTCTAGATGCTGCTATACTCAATGGTTACATTCCTTTCGATTCTTTTAATGCTGAACAAGCTAAAACTTTAACCGTTACGCCAAGACAGTTATATAATCTTACTAAAATATTAGCGGAACATCAAGGAATTGCTCCTGGATTTGAACCTGAACTAATTGGGGGGGAAATTCAGGAAGAGTATGTACCTTGGGACCCTGTTGTTGATTACAAAACAGTAACAGTGACTATTAGAGGCAGAAAAGTAATTCAAGATATAGCCGATACAAGGGGGGCTTTCGGGGGTTTTGCTATAGACCCTGCTACTAACCAACCTTTAATAGTAGAAGAAAAATATACTACTCTCCCCGTTGATATTCATATGCATCTTAGGAATATTGAAAAGATTGATAAAGACAGTAAGAGTTTAAAACAGAAGTTAAAAGATAGAGAAGGTAGTGGATACAACCTTAAATAAAAAATTAAAAACCCCAAGGATCATACTAGATTCCTTGGGGTTTTTTTATTACGCTCTTTTTAATAACGCTTCGTTTAAACTTTTAGCCTTGTTAAACTCTTGATTAGCATTTTTAACTGCTGCATTTTCTGTCATACCGCTTTTCATTGCGTCATTTATATTTCTTTGTCTTACCACTTTAAGTGCAGCTATATTTATCTCAGGAGTAAAAGCTAAGTTAGGATTTAATTTTAAATCTTCACATACTTCTAGATCAGTTATATCTGCGCCCATCAGCGCTGCCGTGTTATAGTTTTTTCTTTCTGCCATGATTAATATCCTTCTGGTAATATCCCTCGGTTAGCCATAAGGATTCTTATTTCCTGTCGGGCCTTCTCGGGATCTTGTTGTTCTGCTATAAAGCACTCGTTTATTTCTGGCGTATAAGCCAGAGTCTGGGGGAGAGCTAGTGTATTACAGTATATATCGTCGGTAACCGTCTTCATACCCTGTAAGTATCTCCAGTTATAGTTTTTGTTTTTCATGTTACACCTCACGCGAAAAAGTAAGTAGAGTCAGAGACTAACTCAATCTCTAGATCACCGTTATCAGGCACTACTACATCACACTGCTCTGATTTAGACAAGATGTTTTCTTTTATCTGTTCAAACACATTATCTTTCTCATACATTTCCCTGAACACGTCTCGTGTTATCTGGGATAACTCCTTGATATCATTAGGATGAGTGGAAAAGGAGTCATGTACTGCGCCGAAGGCTTTATTCCACTTACTAATTACTATAGCCATGTGAGCTGCATCTTGTGAGTGAATGTAGTTAGGTGATATGCCTGCTGCGAACGCTCGTTTATCTGCGTGTTCAGTAGATACCTGGGCTACGTGTCTGATGCGACCTGGCTGGCTCTTCTGACCACCTTCTACTCCTCTTAACGTGGATAAACATTTCTCTGATCTTGTTAAGAAAGACTCGTACCTTATAGGGAAGCCTGAAGGGGCTGACCAGCTAATATAATTACTGCCGTTACCTCTTTCAAGAACGCTAGTTCTTCTGGTCATATCATTAGAGATCTCATTAAGTTGTTTAAGTAGTTCTAGATTATCTGGTTCTTCTCTGAGTTGTGCTCTCATCTTCTTCGCCTTTTCATAATCCTTTCTTCTTTGGTTGAGGGAGACTACATCTCCGTTCTTATCATATACTGTGAACATACCTAGCTCGTAGGCAGCTAGGTTCTGTAAGTACTTCATTGTCTTCTGCCCACCAGGACAGACCTTAGCAATAGCTTCTATTATTTTCTTAGCTAAGTGTTCACAGTCTAACATAGAAATATTAAACTTAATATCATAACCGAACTGATATAGATCACTGAACATACTGTCTGCTATTGTTTCTTCTCCGGCCGAGTAAGCCCTAGTCATTGTGGCCCGCTTGGCTATTCCTTTTCTTATCTGAGATAAGTTCATCCCTCTATCCTCAAAGAATTGTTTCTCAGAAGATAATAATTCTTTAGCAACTTGTATGTATAAGTCTACAGGGATAGTAGTATCCTCAAGACCTACGTACAAGCCTGTTTCTCCATCTTTAGCTATCGCAGCTGAGTGTTGATAACCGTTACAAGTACCGTCAATAGGAGTAGGTATACAGACCTTATGTTCAGGATCAGCTTCGAAGGCTGCCCACTCAAAGCAACAAGCTAAAAATACAAAAGGTTTTTCACAGTCATGTATAGTATTATCGGTGGCTGTCATAAGAATCATGTCAGCGTTCTCCTCACACCACATTACCCTATCATTTAAAGACATTTTATCTACAGAGATATTATCTAAGCCTTCCTTCTCAAGATACTCTTTGTAGTTCCACTCAACCCAGCTAGGTATTTCATTTATATTATAGTTCTGATTGAAGGAGTTAGCCGTGTGTACTTTCAGGGCTGCTACTCCGTCTTCGTTCAGCTGGGCCCCTTCAGCAAACATCATAAGCCCTCTAGCCATATCACTACCTTGGTAGTTTAGGAAAGGTTCTCTATAGTAGATGCGACCACGATAATCGAACTCGATTGATTGATAGAACACCTCAAGGTTTAACATAGCCTCTGCCTTACGTAGAGTTATTCTTATCTCGTTAGTCTTAGACATAGAGCGTAATACATTAAGCTTTCTATTCCACAAGGCAGCTGTCTTGTTATAACGGTCCCTGGTTTTCTTATTATCTTTCTTCTTCATTGCCCGGTAAGCGTTCTTAAGATCTAACTTAGATCCTTCTTCAGGCATATCGGGTATGTTAGGTAAAATATCTAACAACTTACTATTGATAACATCGTAAAGCTTTTTATTTACTTTCCAGGCTTGTCGTTCAAGCTTATTAGCTGCGTTAACAAAGGGTCTGTTAAGTAACCTATTAAACTCTTTAGAGTTTTCATCATCCCAACCTTTAATAATGGGCCTTCCACCTCTGAACAAGTTGTTTATCTCTACGGGTTCGTTGTGGTGGGTTGCGACAAGAACGTCCCTGTCTTCTGCTATAGGTATTATATTTATCTCAGCCCAATAGCTTGTAGGCTCAACCATAAACGGTGCGTCTTTATCTAACTCAGAGAATCCTGGGTCTCTAAAGATTTTTATATAGCCTCGTTGTAGGAAGGCTTCTAACATCAGATCCCCTAAACATATCTCATTACGCCAAGACATTGTTTCTTTTGTTATGTACTTAGTTATCGTGGACCCTATCCTCGTGGATAGCGCTGTGAGCTTGGCCTTACCTGCTGGTACTGCCCTTGTGTCTCTGGAAAAGAAAGCTTGTATTATGTCTGTTGCCATAACAACTACTTTCTCTGCCTCTTCGTTAAACTTAGAATAAAATTTAAGAAGTACTGCACCAGAGTTTGCCTTGGGATTATTAGGATTAACTTTCTCGACCCTCTCTCGGAGGTAGTTTGCTACTTCTTCTATACCGCTCATGTTTTCTCTCCTTAGAATGTTACTTCAGAACCTACTGGGTCTAGCCTACCCGTGTCTGAGTTATACTTTACTTTTCCAGCAGGCCCTGTATCACCTGTGAACCTGGACTTTAATACTTTAAGGGATATAGTATTTCTTGCTGACTCATCTTCACTTGAGATGTCTCTTGCAAAAGCAATTATGTCATGTGAGATTTGTTTTATAGAACCTGAACCCCTTATGTCGTCTACTGTAGGCATGTGTCCTTCCTCAAAAGACTTACCTGTCTGCTGCATTTTTCTTAGATGTGATACTAAACCTATCCATACGTTATGTTGCTTAGTTATTCTTAGTAGGTCATTCATTATCTTATCGATAGCTTCATTTCCTGTAAGGCCCTCTGCTCCTTCAGAGACTAGTATAGTAATATGATCTATGAAGAGGTACTTACAACCTCTAAGTGCCATATACTCTAGTTGATTTACTATACCATCAGACATAGAGCCAGCATGGTCTAACACAAGAACTCTATCATCCCCAAATACCTTATCGAAACCTTCTTTAAGCTCCTTCATAGGTATGTCTTCTTTAGCAGGGTTTCTGTTAAGTGCCATGCCTGCTAGCTTCCTTGCAGTTTCTGCTGGAGACTCTTCAAGGGAAATAATACCTATCTTCTCATCAGTATTAGAGACTATGTCTAACATGACTTCTCTTAGCAAGGTAGATTTCCCTGCACCTGTACCCGAAGTCCATAGGGTTATCTCGCCGAACCTCATACCCTTAAGTTTGTCATTCAACTCAGAGAAACAATCGGGATAAGGGTTAGACTTGATGTTGTTATACTCTTCCAGGGACTTCCACAAGTCATTACTAGTCAGTATGAACTGAGGGTTATATACTTGAGCGTTCCATATGGATTCCATAACGTGTTTCTTACCTAGCAGGGTATAGTCTTCACTAGCATCCTTGTTGTTAGCAGTAGCTACCTTAACCTTATCGTAGCCTATAATAGACGCTAACTTTTCTACGGCGGCTTTACCAGCTGGGTCTCGATCAGTGAAGAGAACTACCTCTTCGAAAGACCTTATCCACTCACGCTGTTCTACTACGGCGCGTAAGTTATTAGCGCTGGCAATAGACACAACAGGATAAATAAGATTATACTGTTGCTTAGAACACTCGGCTACAGCAAGTGCGTCTTCCTCCCCTTCGGTGATGACAAGCCGTTTGCCGCCTGGGGTAAAGGCATGTTGTCCGAATAGCTCATCACCTAAAGTCCCTGCTATAGTAAAAGATTTAGGTAGCCCTCTTACCTTATAGCCTAGCAAGGTTTTATCTTTGTAGTAGGAGTAGTATACTTTATCAGTACTCCCATCAGCATCAACGCTTTTTACCACGTTAAACTTTTCACAGACAGCCTTAGATATTTTTCTATCTTCGATTGTACCATGAGGTAGGTCAACCACATTAAATTGTGTGTTCATTTTGTTTCTCTCTCTTTCAAAGTCGTCGGTTACTTTATGTAGGTGTCCGCAAGACATACACTTGTTAGGTGCTTCGTCATCATAGACAGCTACCGCATCACTTGAACCGCACTTATCGCACGCTCCGTGTCTCAAAAATCTAGCCATGCTCTCTCTCCTTTTCATTGCTAGTTAAACTATTAAATAACGATCATCAAACTTTCTTCTTAAGTAAATTAGATCAGTATTTAATTGAACTTCTTCTTCCCATCCTTTCCCTATTTGATCTTTATAAGCCTGACACACTGCTTTACGTAGGTCTTTACCCCTACCCGCCAGTATTGCTTCAGCCTTCTTAGGCCCTATACCAGGTAAGCCCTTGATATTATCAGAGCTGTCTCCAGTAAGAATTTGTTTGTGTAAGAGGTAATTACACTCCTCTTCTTTCATTTCGGTGTACTCCCACTTTGCATTATTAAAGTGGATACCTGGGACTTGAAGCATATCTTTATCAATAGAAACTATTATACCTGGCTCTTCGGTCTGCCATATGGCTAATAAGTCGTCTGCTTCCTGTCCCACAGAAGCTACAGACTCTAACTCTTCATTGAAGAAAGTGTATGCAGCTGAAAACATAGCCTTTACCTCAGGGTCCTCGTTTCTTTTTCTGTTACCTTTATAGTTAGGATAAATAACTTTCCTGAAGTTATTAGCTCCTCCCACGGCTATTCTCCCATTCTCTGCCTGGGTTTCGTGCATTATATCTTCTAGTAAGTCTATTGCTTTGTCTTTCATTCCTTGTATATCGTTATTCCATACACAACGATGTATCATTAGGTCTCCATCAATATAAACATTCATTTCAACCTCCTTTCTTTGTATTCCAGTTACTAAGATCTCTACTATCAGAGTAGTTACCGGCAGGTCTTAAGAATCTTTCGTGGGCGTTAGCCATATCTTTAGATAAGTCAGAGTACAATATATTAAACTGTAGCTCAGCGTAGTTAGCTATCATATTGTCTAATAAATATTTTCTGTTTATATCTTTGTCTCCGAAAGTATTATAGTACCATACTTCTATGTCGTATCTCTTTTGTATAGCACGATTACATAAGGGGGCTATCCCTATATAACCTTGAGTCAGGTTTTCATGTTGCCTAGTGTTTATCCAATACACTTGATAACCTTCTGTCCTGTACTTAGGGTAAAATTTACTCTTAAAATAACTGTCTCTGGTTGCTCGATCTTTAATGGCTTCTTGTACTTCTTCTGCTACAAACATCAGTGTACCTCCATGTAGTTGTTGCCTGTTTTAATATCGCCTGCCTCCATTATCTCTACTCCATACTTCTTAGGGGAGTTTTGGAAACAACGCTCTATTATATCATGCGCCCTTGGGGCGTCCTTTGGATCTATTTCCCAGGTGCACTCATCGTGGTAGAATAGTAGTTGTTTGGCGAAGATCTGACAGCGGCTGAACTCCTCGTTTATGTCTACTACAGTCGCTTTCATTAAGATAGCCTCAGTACCTTGAATAAGATAATTAAAGGCTTTGTAAGCTTCAGGGGTATAGATTCTTCTACCGTCTATACCCTTAAGATAACCTCTGTCAGCAGCTTGCTGTACCTTTGCTGTTAAGTCTGCTAGCTGAGGCCACCTATCTAAGAACCTTTGTTTACCTGCAGCACCTTCGTTAGCGCTGACACCTAAGATTCTACCTAGCTTAGCTCCTCCAGCGCCGAAGGCCCAAGCAAAGAAGAAAGGCTTAGCAAGTTTTCTTTCACAGCCTATAGCTTCAGCATTCTTCTGGTGAATATCCCCTTCAAGTATTTCATCGGTGAACTCAGGGTCCTTAACAAAATGAGCCATGATCCTTGCTTGATAAGAAGCTCCATCAGCTGAGATTAAAGTCTTATCTGCTGGGCATGTTAACAAAGTACGAATCTCAGTGCCATACTTAGCGTTGGGGCTAGGTATATTCGCTACGATTTTATGTGTTTGCCTACCGCTGGCAGCACCCAAGTCTATAACGTCTCCGTAGAGTCTTGGTCCGTCTACACCGTTAATTATATAGTCTTTCCACCCCTCCAGAATAGACTTGCGAGCCCTTAAAGTAAAATAAGAGTCTATGTTAGTGCCTATAAGCCCTAGTTTACTAAGAGATTTACTAGTTAACTTAGCAGACACTTTAATAAAGTCTCTACCTACTTTCTTCCAGTTCCATTCATCTGGCTGCCAACCTATCTTAATGATAAAAGCTTTTAGGTGATCTTGATTACCTAACCTTGCCTTCACTACTTGTTTACGTTGGAAGGTTTCTCCTGGTAGTATAGGGGGCTCGTCTCTTAACGCATCAGAAGTATCTACGTACTCTCCTGTGGTATCGGATAACATTCTTGCTGTTGCTACAGTGTAGTGCCCGTTCTTAGTATAACGAGGTGTCTTAGGTTCTTTATCTATTAACACCTCCATAGTACCTAGTTGGGGTTCAACGTGTTCTTCTATTGCCTTGATTTCTAAACTTATTTTATCTATAAGTACATTAAGCCCTTCTTCGTCTATCACCCAGCCATTCTGTACTTGTTTCGAAGACCAGTAAGATAGTTTATGCTCAAGCTCTATTGCTTTATTATACTTACCTTTACTTTGTTTATCTACTCGGGCCCTTTCTTTTTCAAGGGCTTCGTAGATTTTAAAGTTAACCTTAATGTCTTGCTCACAGTACTCCTTCATCTCTTGAGTGTACTGAGAGAAGTCTTTAAAGTCTCCCTTATTATCTCCTAAGAATACACCCCAAGCTTTTAGTGAGTGTCTACCATAGGTAGTAGCTCGTGAGAACCAGTTAAGTCTACTCATAATAAGAGTATCGTAGATTTTTTTTGCAGGGAAATTCCAACCTAATATTTTATCCATAACAGGCAGGTCATAGCGTAATAGGTTGTGGCCTATTAACTGTTCAGCAGAGTCTAAGTACTCTTTAGCCTCTGTAAAACCTTTTAGTTCCTTGTCGTGCTCGCTGAAAGAAACTATAGTACCTGTATCTACATCCATAGTAGAGATTAAATAAATAGTTTCTGCTTCGTGGTATAGTCCGTTAGCTTCGATATCAATGACTAGTTTCATCTTCGAACGCCTCCTTATAAGTTGTAATACTCCTTTGGGACAAATCTAATTGCTGCTACTGCCTTATTGTAGTAGAGCTTCTCTCCCTTTTTGTCTACACTAATCATAACATCTAACTTATGTTGTAGATTAGCTTCGGCGTAGACTAACCCTCCTTTCGTTTTATATTCTTTAATGCATACAAAAGCAAATACTTTTTTGCCTTTAGTAACAACGTCCCCCTGTAACTCAGTGGAGGACGTCATATAATCTTTCCAGTTAGAGGGTGAGCCGTACTTCTCGTTAGTTTTTCTCACCGTCTTACCGTTCTTTAACTTGCGAGCTCTTGTTTTCTTCCCGCCTCGTTTATACTGTTTCATGCCTATATAATATTTTTTATCCTGTTTATTATAGACACAGTACAGAAAGCCAAAGTTCTTTTCTGAGTCCATCTTCTCTCCGGACTGCCAGTGACCTTGATCATTAAAAATTAGGGTAGATGTTAATAAGTTATTTAAATTTGTTAAGTTCATTTTCTATATCAGGGTCTGCATAAGTCCCTGGTCCCTTATCCATTGATACTAACATCTCACCGAACATTCTGGGGCTGAATCGGATCAAGTCATATTCTTCTTTGCTCTCATCGTATTGTCTTATATATACTTCGGCAGAACCTATTATGATTTCTATCTCGTCGTATATATTATCATCACAAAGTAAGTGTATGCCTATAGTCTTGTCATCTTTTTCAACCGTAAATGTCATCGAAGTATTCCTCTGTAGCTTCCATTGCCTCCTCTAAATCATAATACTTTTCTGTGGCAATTGCTTCTAAAAAAGGATGGATAGGGTCTTTTTTATCTGCCCATAGAATTATTATTTTATTTTTAGTGTGTGCAAACATTAGCTCCATTGATGTACCTATACCAATCTCCCCTTGTTTATATCGTCTTACATCAGCTAATATCACTGTGCTTTTACAGATGTCTTGTAAGTCCATCTTAAATATTTTTCTGCAGGTATCTATAGTTTTTCTCTCGTCTTCTAGATTACCTTCTATTTGAAGGTGTATAGGTATCCGTCTTGTTGGATCCCATACTGGAATGTCTACCTCATCGAAGTAACGTTGAGCCTCTTGTCTCCAGCCTTTCATAGCTTCTATAGAAACTCTCTCCATCTTTCCTGCTAAGTATACTCCACTCTTCATAGCGGTCTCCTTCTTCTTAGTTAAGGTTATACTGGTGGATCCCCCCACGGAATTGTGGGAGGATCTTTCTCTTCTTTTTCTTTGGTGCCACTATACATGATGACCTCGTTAATTGAATACTATTTTTTCTGTTTTAATAGCTTCTTTTACTAAGTTTTTCAGTCTATCACCCGCGTCTGTAGTTAGAGTAAAACCTTTTTCGTTTAACTCTAAGTCTCCATGAGTCTCTGCGTCTACAAGATAACGGTACACCATCAGCACTAAAGCGTGTCTAACTTCTTCTTCTAAGTCTTTAGCTAACTTACTGAACTCATCGGTGAAGTAAAAGACTGAGAGAAGGGCTAAGTCAACGCCCTCCTCCCGTAGTATTAAGGGAACTCTTGACTTGATGTCTATAACGTTTCCCATCAGAACTCTTCTTCAGCATTTTCTGCTTCGTAGACTACCAGGTCAGTTATCTGAACATCAGTTAACATACAAGACGTACCGGATCTTCCGCCAGCATTCCACTCGTAGGTAAACACTTTGACTGCGCCCTGAGAACCGTTACCTATCTTAGCTAGTTCAGCTTTAGTTAGGGGTTTCTTATCCCCGTCTACTACTTTAGGTGGTTCCATTGCATCGCCTTTTTGAGAGACAGTCTTAC